CGTCCGTTTCCTTGCCCTGCGCTTCCGGCACCGTCACAGGGGCTTCCTGGGGCTCCTGGGGCGTTTCCTGCTCCTGGGCGTCCGTTTCCTCGCCCTGTGCTTCCGGAGCCGCCACAGGGGCTTCCTGGGGCTCCTGGGCGGCTTCCTGCTCCTGGGTGCCCGTTTCCTCGCCCTGCGTTTCCTGCGCGGTCACAGGGGCTTCCTGGGCGTCCTGCGCAGTGTCTTGAGTTTCTTTGTTTTCCAGTTCGCTCATGCGTTTTTTTCTCCTCTCTGTGTTAATAGTCCCCGCCGCCCACACTTTGAATGAAGCACTGGGCGAACAGATTGGCCTCTATTCTGGTCAGTTGGTTGGGAATAATCTGGATTTCGTGCCAACTGTTTCGGGTAATTTTGCCGTTGGTATCTTTGGCCAGATAGGCGGTCACGTCAATTTCCCGATTGTTCAAAAGGCTGGCGGGCACTGTGTTGCCATCCACCTTGATGGTCACATTTCGCGCCGTTCCGCCCTCGTAAATGCCATAAACAATATCATGCGTGTGCGCAGGGATCGCCACATTGTGGGTATGGCTCGGAATTTCAACATTGTGGCTATGGTTGGGAATGGTCACATAATGGCTGTGATCGGGGATTGTCACGTTATGGCTGTGCCCCATAATGGTCACGTCGTGGGTGTGCCCTGCCTGCCATAAGCTGTGTGGCGGTATATATAGCTCTATTATTTTTCCGTTTTCGTCCACTTCGCCCATGTCCCAGGCCAAACCGTACCACCGTATATCGCCGCTTTCTATATTAAAGCCGCCGTCGGATGTGCTTGTTGCCGTAGTATCGCTTTTCGTGCTGCTGGTGTAGGTGTTCCCGCCGCCGCTGCTGCTGGTGTAGGTGTTCCCGCCGCCGCTGCTGCTGGTGTAGGTGTTCCCGCCGCCGCTGCTGCTGGTCTGTTCTGTACTGCCCCCGGATGCCGCACCTGTTTCGTAGGCACGGAAAGGGGCCAGCTGCCAGCTGAGCAGCATTTGGTTAATGCGCACCATACCGCTGGAAATGAAAACGCGCATTTTTGCCGGATGGTTTTCGTCAGCATTATCCGCGAAAGGAAGGGCGAACAGGTTGGTGGCCCCCTGGCTGTACAGTTCCCCGATGCCCACGCGGTTGGCCAGGGCGTTGATGCTGTCCGCTGCGTCCCTGGGCGCGTTGGCGATTGTGATCTCTATTTTTCCTGGATCGCCCTGGGTGTCTTGCTTGCTGATTTCCACAATCCTGGCCTGGAAGGTGACGCCGTGTTCCCTGTCCATAACCCGCACCAGCTTGCCTGGCATGAAGTTGTCCCAGCTAAAACCGGTCGCCTGGTACAAGTCAATGGCTTTAGCGGTATAGGTGATATATGGGTTTTTATACCCTTCTAAAACCTGGCGGGCTTTTGCCAGCAGCGTGGCTGCGTCCTCGATCCGCGTGTCAGTCCATACGCTGCATTTTGTACCCCACACGGCGGCTGTGTCCGCATCAATATACGGCGTTCCACCGTTCACGCTCTTAATGGTCAGCTGGTTTACTCCTTCGCCATATCCCAGGGGGTAAAGCCGCGTTACCAGGGCGCTGGCGTCCATGGTCTTTTCAATGCCCACAAGGTTGCGCCCGTAATAGATTCCGCAGCCTGGCGCGTTGTCCGCTTTTCGCAGGTTCACCGTCCACGGGGTTGTGCTGGTGTCAAAATCCCAGGTGTATTCCTCTGTCAGCACTTCGCCCAAAGATAGCAGCGCCGAAAGCAAGGATACATTTTCAAAGTGGTATTGGTATTCGTCGGAAAACTCTACCTCTCCCAGCTGCCAGCGCCGCACACCTTGGTGGGCCAGTATATACTCCATAACCATGCGGGTGGTGTACTCTGTTCCGCCCACTTCGTGATAACCGAAAAGTATATCATCCAGCAGCGTGGCCATAACGTGTTCCAGGGTATAAACCTGAAAACTGCCCATGGCGGTTATTTCGCCGCTGGGCATCCCCACAATGCGATAAAGCCCAGTATTGCGCGGGCCGTCCGGCAGCTTCACCAGGTTGTGTGCTTGGCAATAAACATTTTTTTGATCGCCGGTGGGCAGCCTGAAGGTGCCCGTCCATAAATCATTATGTTTCAGGTTATAGCCTGGTTCCCCGGAATTGTCCAGGATTGCCAGCATCTGCCCGGATTGATCGTATACGCTTATGTTGTCCGTTTTGTTTCCCTCCCTTCTTCCAATGTTGGGGCCTTTTCGATAATCAGGGCCATACAAAGGAACATTCCGGCGGCTTGCCCATCCCCTGCCCGCGCCGCTTCCTGGGCTCTTTTCTGTACTTCTTCTTTTAGGGCATCCGCGTCAATAGTTCGCATATATATCCCCCTTTATACGGGGCAGGCGGCAGGGCAGCATTGCGGTGCGCAGCTGCCAAGCTCCTCAAAAACAGCGGCCCCGTGCTGCCCGGCAGGCGAAGGCGGGCCATCCCGGCTGGGCCGTGCCCCTGCCCCTGGTCAAGCGCGGCAATGGCGGTAGCCGTGCTTTTGTTCAATATCTGCCCCGCGCTTTCGCGGTAATCTGTGCGCCTTTTGTGCCGCTGCCATAGGTCAAAGCCACCTGAAGCGTATTCTGCCCGTTTTGCAGCAACAAAGGTGTGAACGTGCTGGCATATGGCAGGGCGTTGCTGCTGCCGATCATTGCGCCGATAGGCGGCTCCATGTCTATGGTCAGCGTTTGTCCGGCAGTCAGTGCCATTCCGGACATCATAACGGGAATATCACCGTTTGCGCTGATCTGCACGCCGGTGATCTGAGCCGTGCCGGTGTTTTTGACGGTTAATTTCAGCGGCGCAAGCTGCCCGGTATCCACGTCCAGGAATAGGGTCACGCTGCTTCCTGTAGTGTTTTTTGTCACCGTCGTTATGTGCGTGCTGTATGCGAAAGGCTGTGCGGTGAAGGTAATGGGCAATTCACCGCCGAACCAGTTGCGCAGGCTCCACTTGCTGGCGTCGGTCAATTCAGCCTGATAAAATAAATCTGGCTCATAGTCAAATATCAAAGGGCAGCGCCCGGCGGTCAGCCAGGCGGCCACCTGCCGCAGCAGCTGCTGCGCTTCAGCCTGTGTTGCTCTTTCCCTTGCCGGGTACAGCGTCCCGTCAAAAATCAAGGGTTTCCGGGTTTCACCTGGCAGCAGGATCGTGCCGCTGATCCCGGCAATCTCGTATTCATTTCTTACGATGCCGGGGATGATGTTGTGCCCTTCGCGTTCTGCGTAAATCAAGCCAAAATCATCCCGGCTATGCTTCCCGTCGAAGGAAAAGCCCGTTTCCTTTAATAGCAAATTGTCATCCCCCCTTACACCATGACCAGGCGGCTTGTGCGCCCCTTAATGCTTTTCTGGCTGCGCTGGTAGCTGGCCCGGCTGCTGTACGGTTCTGTGGTTTCGCCCACGATCTTGCCGTCCATGGCAATCACGTTTTGACCCGCGCCAGTTTCGGTGATGGCCTGGGCCATGGCGTCCTTCATGGCGGCATAGTCAAAGCCTGCCTGCTGCTGCATGGAAGGGGCGAAGGAAAAGCCCGTTTCCGCTTCCTCCGCTGCCAGGTCTGCCAGGGCATTGGCGGCATCCGCCACGGCTCTGGCGTTGTCGCTGATACCTTCCGCCACGCCGGTGTCGAACATTTTGCCCAGGTATGCGCCTTGTTTACTGGGGGAAGCAATACCTAAAGCCCGCTTTGCCGCATAGTATGCACTCCACGCCGCGCTGCTGGCTGCGGATTGAATCATGCCGGTGCCGCTGTTGATGCCGGAAGCAATGCCCTGGTCGATAGCGTATCCGATGCTGGAAAACCCCGCGCTGTTTACGGCGCTGCTTGCAGCGGATGCAGCTGCGCCCACCAGGCTGGTGATTGCTCCCACCACGTCGCCGCTGGTGCTGTTGATCCCGTCCTGGATGCCGCTGCCGAAAGCCCTGCCGATGGCATTGCCTGCGGCGTCCGTCAAAGTGTTGGCTGCAATCTGTACCACGGCGGCAGCAAGGGCGGTCATTGTCCCTTCGTTCCCGCCTTGCGTGCTGCTGATCCCGGCATCGATGCCGTTGCCGAATGCGGTGCCGATGGTGTTGCCCGCCGCGTCGGTCA